TGAATTAAGATAATAAAAAAGCCCCTCTAGAACGGCAATTTCATTGAGGGACTAAGCAAAATACTTTACGAGGTAATTATATCATGAAAACAGTAAAAAAGGAATGGAAACCAAGAATTATAAACATTATGGCAGATGGTTCTCAAGTTGATGATCTGACAGGATATGTCATCCCTGCTGGTCATTCGTACTATGACATCATTTTAGGAATGCACAAGCGAGAGTTACAGAAAGGGGCTTAAATATGAGGTATGCAGTACATATTCAGAAACACTCATGGGAATTACACCTCTTTGAATAATGCTTATGCTCAAGACAAACGTTTAAAGGCAACAACGATAGGTATCCTTACAGTAATCTTGATGAATAAGTCTGATTGGGTTGTGTATCCTGACGAGATTGCACGACGTCTAGGAATAAGCAGGCGCACTGTAGATGAGCACTTTAAGCTTTTAGAGAAAGCAGGCTATCTCAGAGTATACCGCTTAGGGTTAGGCAGAGGTAAAGGCGTAACGGCACATAGATTTTTTTCAGATATGCCTATTTCAGATGACTACTTTGAGTATCTAAAAACTAATCTTGAAAAAGAGTTATCCACAGATGACGAGGTTTAAAAATACAGTTGGAAAAT